TGCAGATACGCCCCGACAAGTGCGCTAGACAGCCTGCCAAGCCCCTGTAGAGGCGTCCTGACAGGTGCCGAGCTTGCACCCTGGCCCATGAGCTGCTGGCCGAGGATGCGGCGCGGGTCAGATTGAAAAGCAGGATTCAGTCTTTGAAACTGAAACGTAGGCATTGCGCGGGGGCGAAGAACCATTTTCTACCTCAGTAAGTAAGCTGCGCCAAGATTGCCGGCCAGTCCGAATAAACCGCCAAGATTTGCTGAACGGTTGGCCATAGCCTGGTTGAAAGCGTTTTGCTGTGCGGCTTGCTGTGCGCCAAATGCGCCAAGTACATCAACAGAACCAGGCGCAAAGAAGCTGGCCTGTTGCACCTGTGGGCCGCCAAGCAAGGCTGCAAGCTCATTAAACCCTTGACCGCGCAAAGCCTGTCTTTCCGCAATCTGGCGCTGCCGGCTTTGGTTCGCGATCTGGTTGCTCAGGAGCTGGTCAGCCACTTGCTGCTGGCGTGCAGCGTTTTGGAGCTGGGTGTTAGCTGCCGCCTGGCTAAATGCTTGGCCCTGACGTGCTAGACCAAACTCACCAGTGGCTGCCCGTTCACCAAACTGCTGAGCGCGTATGTTGCGTGCCTGGTTGACCAAGCGATCAGATTCCTGACCCGCTGCCAGCGTGGCCTGCTGTGCGAGACGCTGCAGTTGCTCATTCTGCTGTGTCTCAAGGCGGTTGATAGAATCATCGTAAGCCTCAGACGTGATCGGGATGCCACGGTCTGCTAGGTTTTGCTCAAGCGTGTTTCGCTGGCGTGTGAACTCTGGCTGCAGCAGGCCGAGCTGTCTGTTAAACAGCGTTTGCTCAACATTGGTGCGAAAGCCCTCTGGATCGCTTGTAAGGGCTGTAAGGCCGCTTGTGTTCAGCGTGGATGGCAGGGCTGCATCGGTGCTGATGTTCTGCTGAAACGCCTGCAAGCCAGTTGTTGGATCAATCTCTTGCGCGGCGGTAATGCCAGACAGTGTGGGCGAGGTGCGGAAAGGGTTCTGGAAATCAGGGTCATCGGCAAAGATAGGTGAGCCATCAGGGTTCTGACCGATGACGGTCTGACCGGTCACTCGCTCAAACGCCAGATTGCCAAGCCCCAAGCCAGTGCCTTCTGTGGCTGCACGCATCTGCGTCTGGAACGGTGTCTCTTGCGTAAAGGCTGCAGCTTGTCCGTCTTCTGGCACCGGCCCTTGCACAAACTGTCCTTGATCACCGACCGAGCCAAACAGCAAATTGCCGTAAGGTGTAAACTGCGTGATCCGATTAGCGTTGCTTTGCGCGTTTATCAGCTCATTGGGATCAGGCGCTGGCGGTGGTGAAGGTGCCGATTTGCCCATCTTTTACTCCGATCCATTTACATTCATTTCGTAACATTCCAAAAAGCACAGCGTCGTGCTTGCCAAACATCTGCCTCAGCCGGCCTTCCTCTACAAAGCCGAGCTGCTTGTTCATCTTCATTGCTTTGTCATTGGCCTCACTGCACGTCACCAGCAGTCTGTTTGCACCGACTTGGATAAATGGGTAGGCAAACAAGCCGTACAGAACAGACCGAGTTGCCCAGTGCGGGGAGGAAGCCGCAATCGACGCCTCGATCTGCCCGTCTCTTAAATCGTGATAGACGCAGGCCGCAATGATCTCTCCGTCGCGCTGCACGCCGATAGATGCACTAGGCCCAAACCCCTCGATGCCAATCCTAGAAGCCGCCCACTGCTTTAGGTAATCGTCAGCACCGAAAATCATGCGGTTCAATTCTGACTCTCCTTGATGGCCTTCAAAACGTCATAGACGTTGGGGGGCGGTGGTTGGTCAGGGTTCCACTGACACAGGTACTCCCGCGGCTTCCATTCGCCGTAATTAAAGAACAGCGTCTCTTGGGTGTTATGCGCCCCGCGATAGACGCAGGCCTCTTGCTGCTTGTCGAGCTTGATGCACTTGACCAGACGGCACGTTGTCATGTCATTTGCCTGAGCATTGTGCGCCTTCAGTAGCAGCACAAAGGCTGTCAGCGTTGCCAAGCCAGCCCCGATCACGATCGTCCAGGCAACGATCTCAATAAACTTGCGCCGGCGCTCACGCTGCGCGTACAGCGTCTCTTGGCGTTGTTTCCGAATACGTCCCTCAAGCCGAATCAATTCATCGACGGCAGACTTCCCTAATGTCAGGCCGATGTAATTCAATAGTTCGCGTCTGTCGCTTTCTGCTTTGCGCTTGGCCGCGAACACCTGCATGGCTTCTGCTTCAACCGACTGCCCACCGAATAGCTTTTTGAAGATCGGCGGGTTTTTGGTCTCGCGCTCAAGCTGATCGAGGTCACTGACGCAAGAAACCCATTTCGACACGCTGCCGATCATTTGCTCTAGTTCCTGCCCCGCCATAATGGCTTTGCGGACAGCCGAATATGCGCTTGCAGCACCAGCGGCAATAGTGATGGGATCCATCAGTAAACCCTCACTTTGTCTGGATCTATGAATTTAGGCAGACAATAGGCCGTGATTTGCCCACCTTGCTTGTGCAGCGCACGAGCAAAGTAAGTGCAGTCATCAACGCTATAGAAATAGAGGTCGTTTGAAACCAGTTTGCCGTCGAGAAACACGAACAGCAAAAATGCGTGGATCACTGCCCTAGCAGTACGCCTACAAGTAGAACGATTGTTGTGCCGGCAGTGCCGATCATAATCGTCTCAATGCGCTTGATACGCAGGATTGTTTCTTTCCATCTCTCAGCGCACACCGCCTCATGCGTGTCGATCTGGGCTTGAACGGATGCAGCGGTGGGCTTGCTATTAGGCATATGGGCTGTCGCCAAGCACACTGGTATCCCAAGCGGCCTTGAGTTTTGCAATGGTGTCTGCGTTTGTGATCGCAGATGCCGCCGGTGCATCACGCAAGGCAGTCTTAGCGGTGACAGCCGCAGTCTTGGCAGACGCATCGTCGGCCTCAAGAGCCTTCATGTAAGCCACGTCTTGTGCTTCCAAAAGCGGACCACGCACTTCACGGATTTTGTCTTTGAATATTTCCTTGGCCTTGGTCATATCCTCAGAAATGACTTTGCCCGACAGCGACCAAGCTCCACGAAAATGACGGTCAGATGGAACTGTGGCTTCGGACGCATCTATTTGATTACCGTCCTTATCAACGATGTAGGTGGTTGCCATGTGGATCGCTCCTATGCGGCTATGTGATGATTTGTGGCTAGGTCTTCAGATATCTTCCAAGCATTGCGCCACTCTCTAGTCGCTGGAAGCTGTTCTTTGCGGCAGATCACCATTTTGGGTTTATTACCGGCATCCCACTCGCGCCACACAGACTGCGGCACGTCCTTCTGAATCAGGTATTCGATGGCCTGTTCCTCGGTCATCGGCCCCATCGGCTCCGTGTCATGCAGCAAGTAGCCGCGTGTATGTTTCTTGAAGTCGGGCTTGGCCTCATCATTCGCCAGTTCCCAGTAAACCCAGACCGGCGGCAGGATACCGCCCTGTAGCGCACACGCCATCCAGTTAGGGTCAGGCACCAGTATCTTAGCGCACTCGTCTACGCTGTCCTCGTAGACAACCCGGTAGTCTGACTGCATACCCTCAAGGTTCTCTTTGGCCCAGCAAAGCCTGTCCCACAGATGTGTTCCTTTGAAGTCAGGAGTTTCGGCGGCGAGTTCTGCTGCCTTACTCATGCGAGGTCTCCCAAATTTGCAACTCCAAAAAACGCAACATCGACGGGACTAGCTGCATTTTGCGGACTCATCTGATAACGAGCCGCACTTGTTGTTGGTGCAGTCATAGCTTTTTGTTGACAAGGCGACCTCAAGGCAGTATCCGCATTACCCGCCATAGCCACATGAGTATAGTTTACATTTGAAAAAGCGGAACTAAATGACACGGTATAATCACCTGCGGCGTTGTCTGTAATACTGCCATGATTAAAACTGTCTTGAGCAGAGGGTGTGCCGGATGAACCATCAATGTTTGTCCAAGCCTTCGCACTACCCTGTGCAACAACCGACGTAGCCACGCTGTTGTTCCCGCTGGCATCCTTCAGGGTGTTTACTCTCAGTTCACTAGCCATTAGCTAAAGTCCTCTGTCGGTGCGTCAGGCCAAGTTGGGTTATCTGGATTGGTCTGTCGTATTGTACGGATAGCCGCACGATAAGTTACAAACGATGCCTTACAAGAATCTGTCAAGCCGCTGTCGGGTAGCTGTGTCCAGTCTGTTGCTTTTAGAATAGCTTCTGCTGTATGAATTGCCTGAGTAAGACTGTTAGGCAAGTACGGTGCAGATATGTTTTTATAATTACTCATCTTTTTATCCTATCAAGTACATAAAGGCGTAAGTATGATTGTACCCATTATAAACTGTTCTATTTCCACCAGAACCGTTTCTAATGCTTACATAATCTCCTGCTGTTAAATTTAACACATGATTTAACTGAATTGACCTAGACGCCGCATCGCCAGACTGAGCAAGTCCAGCTATTGTTGTAGTAGGATTAAAATTACCATTAACAGCGAGTTGTAATCTAATTGTTGTATTGCTATCATTTGCATAAACAGAGGCTTGAAATTGATATAGTCCAGTAATAGGAACAGTAAATTGTGTATTACTTACAAGTGACATTCCACCTTGTGCAAACTCTCCAAAACCTACACCGCTAGTAGCAAAAGTTATATCCGCATTATTTCCATAAACAACATCACTATTAACATTGCCTTGTGCCAATAATACTGGTCTAGCTGGTGTAAGAATACGCCCACTGCTATCAATCGTCATAGCCGCAGTGCTGTTAGTATGTGATATGTTTTCTACTTTTAATACACTAGCCATTATGCGAGGTCTCCGTGAATTACTGCATATGTTTCTTTGTCAGTATCTGAACCACTATCGCCTATTCTTAGTTTTGCTGAAAAAGAACCAGCCGCTTGGGTGTGCATAAAAACGTCAAAGTTATTATTGGCGGTATTCAGTCCGTCAGTTATCCCTGCGTAATTTGTACTATCCATACTATTAGATAAAGAAAAGGTATAATCACCAGTTCCATTATCTGTTGAAGAACTGGTATTAAAAGAAGCATTGTATGATGCCCCGCTTCCGTCAAAATCTACCCACGCCTTCGCAGCGTGTTGCTTCGTCAGCCCTACCGGCCCTGTACCCGCCTTGTCAGCAATCGTGTCTACATTCAAAACGCTGGTCATACGATGCTCCAATATCCGTTAACAGTGACGGTGGTGCTGGTGTCAATCGTAATCGGTCCAGCTGACAAGCCACTATTCG